ATTGGTTTTAAAAGATTAATACTTCTCTTTTCTTCATTCAATCTTGTTTCATATACTAAATTACTAATACCAACTGTAATATTAGTAAGATCACCGCTTCCAGTATAAGTGACATTCTCATATGCACCTATGATATTGTAGGTTATAGAACTATCATATGATGCAGGTATTGTAAAATTACTATCAACTTTTTGACCTGCTGGTAGAATTAATCTATTTTTAGAGTCTCTTACTTCTAGAGTTTCATCGTGATGATTTGCATTTAACTCTGTACCATATTTTTCAGAAGCATATCGACTAAGGTCGTAATTACTTAATGGCCATTCATCTTTAATATTTGTGATTCCTGAAGTTAATACTACAACCCAATCGAGATCTGATTGTCCATAAAATTCCTCAGCAATAGTATCGGGTCTTTGACCTTCGAGGATTACATATTTTTTGTAAAAATTTGCAGTATCATTTACATCATCTCTTATTTTAATTCTGCGAAAAATATTTTTAATCGCAACATATTCTCTAGATGAAACCTTATGAAGAAGGTTTGATTGGTATAATATATTTGGTAGTTCTCTGAAATAAGACATTAGTAACCTACTCCTGGCATTTCGTTTCCTTTTCCTTCGTAATCTTCCTTATAAACTGGATTAATCTCAGAAAATTGAAGTGTCATTCTCATATGTACGGGTGATTTTAAATCTCCTGAATAAGTTGCATAAGTTCCTGATGCAGTATAATCTACTTTCATATCAGTTAAAACACCAACTTTAAATGAATTTAAAAATGGGTGTTTATTCTTTCCAGACATATACTCGAATGTAAATAGATCTGGAGCTTTAAGTAAAATACCACCACTACCACCTTGGGTAGATGCACCATTTGATGGTGACATTGCATATTTAATTGTTCTTATAATTGCTTTGACTTCACCAGCTTCTAGTTCATCTCTAGGAGTAAAATCAAAAACAAATGGGAATGATCTAAGTGTTACACTACTGAATAATAACTCAAGATTTGATTGTAAAATTTGACCAGATGCTCTTGATATCAATGCATCAGCAGAAACGTTTCTACCAACAGAATTTACTATTTGTGCAGCCAGTCCAGTTTTTAATGCGGTCATCTCACTGTTATCAGGTCCAACAAAACTGACACTACCAGGTTTTGTTACCAGATTATTTAACATATCCATAATATTTTTTGTACCCTTTCCATCACCCGACACCATATCAGCTGCAGCTGAAACACCAGCAGCATTAATAGGACTTAAAGTCTCTTTGCTATATCCTACAGAAAGACTATCACTAATCCTTTGTGGTATCGGTAAAAATATATGTCTGGCATTTTTTTTAAGTTTACCTTTGGTTTCACCACCTAGTTTATTAAAACTATCTGAAAATGAAGGTACATTGAGTTGAGTAAAATCTACATTATACTTATCGTAGTATGGTCGATCGTTTGTTGCAGCTATCTGTTCACCTTTGGTGATAGCACTGCTAGCAAAACCTTCTAAACTGAGACCATTATTTGGTTCATACTCAAAGATACTAATTTTCAACATATCTTGACCAGGTTGAAACTTGGTATATGGATATCTGTAAACCTCTCCGTTTTGCTCTTGACCAGGTTGTTTTTTTCCTGGAGTATTATTTGGACCAGATCCACTGTTTTGTGTATTTTGTGTTGATTCAGCAGCAGATTGTGATTGCTTTGCAGATGGAGGTGTTGGATCCTTAAGACCAAAACTACCATCATCACCACCAAGATTTAAAGTACTGGTATTACTCGCAGCCATCTATAAAGACACTTTTCAAGTATTTAGCTTAATATTTGCAAAAGGAATCATTTGTAAATCTTTTACCTCTGATGGATACACTTCATATAATCCACCAGCAACTTCATTCCAAGTATATTGTCGTGTTTCATTCCAATGAAAATTATATCCACGAAATCCCCACGCCATAACATCAGTTACCGCAACAAATGGATTCTGGTCGTATTGTATATTGGGTGTCTTAGCATTATAAACAAAAACATATATTTTTCCTGCCTCAGGAACTTTAGATCCCTCAGTTAAAACTTCAAGAATATTAATCATAACATCATCAGGATTTTTTATCCCAATGATTTCATCAGCAACACCACGTACTCTATTAACATTAATATCTGTATCTGTGGGTCTTATTGCCATTACTTGATACCTAATTCTTTCTCAGTCATAACTTTAAATTCCCATCTACGATCTTCGCAATAGTCTTTTGCAGCCTCCCACTTAGCTCTATTTTTTGCATATTCATATGCTTCATTGAGATATTTTTTAGTTTGTCTTTTTGGTTTGGGTGGAGGAGAACATTGACGTAATGGTTTTACTTCTATCAATGATGATTTAACTCTACCATTTATATCTTTATACTTTATGTAAAAATCTGGAAAATATCTATGAATTTTATTATCAATGGGTGATCGATATGGAATAAAAAATTCTTCTGATTGCCACTCTATAATATTTTCATTGTTATCACAGTAGACCATAAATTTACGTTCCCATAAAGAACGGTATATAATATTGGTTGGATCACCCTTATATTTTTTTGGATGGGATGGTTGATATTTTCCCTTATATGACATCTAAATAACTAAACAATCACTTATAAGATATTTAGAGTGGCTAGACCGTTTCCTAAAAAGATATCCCAAATTAAACCCACACTTAGTAATGTTGCACAAACATCTCATTTTGCAGTAACATTCGGTGGTTTTCATCCCAATCTAAGCACTCATTTAAAAAGAAAGGGAATTGATAATAGATATGCACAAGAAAAATTATCACTTTTATGTTGTAGAGCGTCTTTACCTGGAAGTGGTTATGCAACCGCAGATGTAATTGGAAATTATACTGGTGTCGCAGAAAAATTTGCACACACAAGAACATTTGTACAAATGTCAATGGATTTTTATGTTGATGACGATTATAAGTCAATGAAGTTTTTGGAACATTGGTTAGAATTTATGTCCAATGGTTCATCTTTTGATAATGCAGATCCATTAAAAGATGGATATTACTATAGAATGAGGTATCCAAATCAATATAAGTGTGATGAAACTAGAATTGTAAAATTTGAACGAGATTATAAAAATTATCTTGAGTATAGATTTATTGGAATGTTTCCAATTTCTTTGGATGCATCTACAGTATCATATGAGGGATCTAGAGTCTTAAAAGCAACTGCAACGTTTAATTATGATAGACATATTGCAGGAAGATCACGATCAGTCGATAAACTTCTTAAACGAGATAACAATGATGAACCATCATTTGCTGAACAGGTCAGAGCAAAAAATCTTGATAGACTTGATGACATCAATGGGTTTGCTCAGAGACCATTCAATGCGGATCTTGATGGTGTTCAAAGGTTGATTGCTGATGGTAGATTTTTAAATAGTGGATCGGGTGGATCAACTATTATTTCTGAAGGTATTTCTGCTGCATCGGGTGGAGGTGGGTCCAGAACTGCCTAATAAATAATTTTAATGAATTGCTTAGGATATTATGCCTTTACCAAAAATTTCAACTCCAACCTATGAGTTGACAATCCCTTCAACTGGAAAGAAGATTAAGTATAGACCTTTCCTTGTTAAAGAAGAAAAAGTTCTTATCATTGCTATGGAAAGCGAAGATATGAATACTATTGCCAGTGCTGTCAACGATGTTATTAAAAGTTGTATAATTACTCGCGGTATAAAAGTAGAAGATCTTTCAACATTTGATATTGAATATTTGTTTTTAAATATTAGAGGAAAATCTGTAGGAGAAGAAGTAGAAGTACTTATTACTTGTCCTGATGATAACACAACTAAAGTACCTACAATAATTGCACTTGATGAAATTCAAGTTATATTTGATGAGAAACATAGCAAAGATATTAAACTTGATGATACCTTAACGATGAGATTAAAGTATCCATCAATGGAAGAGTTTATCAAGAGTAATTTTGCATTAAGCGATATTAGTGTTGATGATACTTTTGAAATTGTAATGTCTTGTATTGAACAAATTTACAATGAAGAAGAATCATGGTCAATCAAAGATTGTACTAAAAAAGAACTTAAAGAATTTGTCGAGCAATTAAGTTCTAAGCAGTTCAAACAAATTGAAAATTTCTTTGAAACAATGCCAAAACTTTCCCATACAATAACTGTAACAAATCCAAATACTGGAGTAGAAAATGATGTTGTACTTGAGGGATTAGCAAGTTTTTTCGTATAAGTATGGCTCATACTGATCTTGAGTCATACTTTAGAATTAATTTTGCACTGATGCAACACCATAAATATAGCTTGACAGAACTTGAAAATATGCTTCCGTGGGAGAAAGAAATATATCTTTCTCTATTACAACAGCACGTTGAGGAAGAAAATTTAAAAGCACAACACCAACAGATGAATGGTTGAAATTTCACCACTAATAGCAAGAAGATCTAGAATTTCTGCTAGTGCATTTACTGGCAGATCAGATCCTACTGTTACTGAGATTGACCCACAATCAAAAGCATTATTAAACAGTAATTCAATTCAACTTGGATTGGTGTCAAGACAAGTCGAAAATTTGTCTGCAAGAGTAAATCAATTATCAAATTCTTTACAAGCGGTAAGAAATAATTTAGCAACTTCTCAAGCATTAGAGAGACAAAAAGAAAATCAAGAACAAATATTAGCGACAAAACTTGCTCAACAAAAATTAAGGGAAGGAAAAGAAAGTGCAATTGAGAAGAAGATAACAGTAGCAGCATTTAAACCTATTAATAAATTAGGTAGAACGGCACAGTCTTCTTTGTCCGGTTTGAGTGATATTTTTAAACGTCTTTTTGGTGCCTTCTTAGCATTTAAGGGAGTGGAAACAATAAAGGCACTTGCAGAAGGTAATACTGAAAAATTAGAAGAAATTAAGAATCAAGTATTACTAACAGTTGGTGGTTTTGTAGGTCTAAGTCTTGCAGTTAAAGTTGCAACTGGAGGTTTAAGTTTAGGTTTCCTTAAACTTTCAGGGCTCCTTGTAGTTTTGGGAGGATTAGCATTTTTTAAAGATGATATTAAGAATCTTGTTAAGGATTTTTGGGGTCAATCATTTAGAAGAGTTAGAGATAGAAGACGAAATAGTGAAAATAATGGTCAAGGTGGACCAGAGAATCCCGATCCAGTAATTGATTACCAAAATCAAGATCCCGACATAGAACCCCAAAAATCTCCAACAAGTGAAGTAAAACCTTCATCAGAACCTGAAGCACCAAATATTGGTTATGAATGGTGGAGAAATATTATTACTGATAGTACACCAACATCGATGAAGAGAAGAAGAGAAGAAGAAAAAATACAACCACCATCAAAACAGAAAGAAAATGAAGAAAATAAAACTGATACCCAACCAAATCCCACTAAACCTGAAATAGAAGGAAGCAATAATACTGATGAGAGTAATTTAAACGACAAAGGTGACAATATTGAACCTCAACCAAAGGGTCCTATTGAACTTGATGTCATACCGCATAAAGATCCTCAACCTGAACCAAAATCACAATCAGAACCACAAAGTTCTTTACTACCTAAAAGCAAAGAACAAGAATTAAGGGAGAAAACTGCTAAAACAGAAGCACTTCCCGAAAATCAAGTTGGTGCGAAGGTAACAGATCCTGAAATCCTCAAAATGATTGAAGAGGAAAGGGAAATTGGTAGAACAGGAAAAATGCCTACCGATATTGTACCAATTTATAAAGATAAAAGAGATATTATTAAAAATGTATCACAATCAACTGATAACCAATCTATAAATGTTGTACCTATGCCAATACCAATGGATTCTGGAGGTGGTCAACAGCAGGTGAATGTAAGTTCTGGAAGTATTGGGGAAGGTCCTGGAGTTTCAATTTCTTCGTCAAATCCTGACAATCCATATATTCTTGGTGCATTAGCACAATATAACGTACTAGCATAAAATGAAATCACTAAAGAAAAATAGAGACAGTATAGAAGGAATTAGAAAATCTTTACTTTCATTTGGTAAGGGTATTACTTCTGCTACCTCAATATCTTTTGGTATTAGTAAAGACCTTGTACGTGGAAATACAGCAAAGAAAAGTGCTATTTTCTCAAAATCAAGACTATTCAATAAGAGAAGACAGTCTGTCTTAAGAAGGGAAAAGGAAGGTATAATTGAAGCGAATCAAATAGGTAATATCAATAATGCTTCTCCTACTAAAAGGATATCATCAAGCACAAAAGGATTGTTAGGACGAATAATGGATGCACTTGGTGCAATTTTGATTGGTTGGGGAATTGTCAATCTTCCTAGAATAATTGAAGGTGTAAATAATCTAATAAAAAAGATACAAGATATTATAGAAGTAACTAGAACTTGGTATGAAAATACTATTAATTGGTTTACTTCACTCACGAGTGATCTTGATGATAAATTAAATCAATTGAGAAATATATCTTTTGACTTTGATGGTGATACCGAAAATATAGAAAAAAGTGCTGCCGAAAATAAAAATATATTTGCTGATATAATAAAAAGACTTGAGGAAACTATTGATTTTTGGAGGAATGGTCCTCCTCCGATGGAAGGACCAGAAGCACCCAGTCAAAATAATAACACTGTAAACCCATCATCATTCAGTGGAAGAAATATGGGTGGAAGTCCTAAGGGTTTACTAAAATTTATTAGTAGTGCAGAAGGTGGATATGGATCCACATATTCTGGGCATTTGAGTGATTTCTCTAGAGCAGGTGAAGATATCACACAAATGACTATTACTCAATTAGTACAATATCAGAAAGATTACCTTGCACATCAAAGAAAAAAGGGTGTTCCAGCAGATTCTAGAAGTGCAGCAGTTGGTGCTTATCAAATGTTGTATCCTGATAAGTTTGTCAAAGAAGCAGGTCTTACAATGGGGGATAAGTTTACTCCAGAGAATCAAGATAAATTGATAGTAGCATATATGACAGATAGGGGACTGACAGCAGAAAAGGCAGCAAAAGATCCTGTAGGATTTGCTAAAGGATTATCACAAGCATTTGCTGGTGTTCCTGTTGTTGAAGGAATGCAAGGTGATGCCCAATATGTAGAACGAGGTCAAAGTTACTATAGGGGGCGGGGAAGTAATGCAGCAACAACCTCTCCAGAAAAGGTTGAAGAGGCAATCAAACAGTTTGGTGAGTCATATAAACCAAATACAAATCAATCCAATAATACTGTAAATCCTAATTTGAACGCCAACATACCAACCAATAAATCTACTAATTTAGCGTCAAATAATATACCAAAAACAATCCAAGTACCAATTCCAATTAGTACCTCAACATCTCCACCACCAGCACCAAGAACAGGATCAAATCAGGGTGGTGGTACAAAGATTGTTAGTGGTGGAACTTCGTTAAATAGTTTTATATTCACAGAGTTACAATACACATAATGCCAGCATCAGATCCTTCAACATACGAAGAGATTCTAATTGAATCTGGAGACGGTTCTAAGTCTGTGGATCTTAGAAGTGGTGTATCTTCAATTGATTATTATGAAGATATTTTTTCACCAACTGTTACCGCTAAAATAAATGTAACTTCTTCTGGTCCTGTTATAGATGGAAAATCACTATATCAAGGGTTAAAACTTAGAGGAGCAGAGAGAGTTTCTTTAAGGGTGAAAGGAAATTCTACCACAATGCCTAAGTTAGATTTTTCTGAAAAACCAGAAGATTATCTTTTTGTTTCAGGAATATCGAATGTTATTTCAGATAATAATCAAGAGTCTTTGACGTTAAATCTTTGTTCTAGAATTGCTATTACAAACGAAACAACTAGAGTTACAAAAAAATATCCTACTTCACAAAATATAACTGCATCAGTTGAATCTATTGTCAATGAGTACTTAGGTAAGGGTTTATTTGCTTCCACACCAGATCAAACTCAAAATAAGTATGGATTTATTGGTAATATGCGAAAACCATTTACAGTTTTGAGGTGGTTATCATCAAAAAGTGTTCCAGATTTGAAGGGTGATGGTGTTGCAGGATTTGTATTTTATCAAACAAAAGAAGGACTTCACTTCAAATCAATTGACAATTTAATTACTCAAAAACCATATTCACAAAAATATATTGAAACAAGTGTTGCTGACGGAGAAAATCAAAATCAAAGTGAAGATTTTAAAATTACATCATATGTTGTAAGTAGAAATCAAAATCTCATGGAGAATTTGAGATTAGGTTCATATTCGTCGATGAGATACTATTTTGATATGCAGAGATTTGAATTTACTTCAGAACAGAAAGGTCTTTTCAAAATATCAGATCATTTAAATTCGACAAAGAATCTTGGATCTGAAAGACCTGTATTACCAAAACTTAGCGAAACATCTGATAAGACATTAAGTGAAGTTCCCACCAGAATGATGACTGGATTTATTGATAGGGGAACTTTAGAACAGAATGTAGATACTACAGAAAATGCAGATCCTTTTAAGTATCAATCTCAGGCAATATATCGATATAGCAGTCTTTTTGTTCAAAAAGTTCAAATGACTGTACCTCTTAACACACAGTTAAAAGCAGGTGACGTGATAGAATGTGAATTTAGACAAGTATCTACTGGAAAAGAAGATCCAGATCCTTCAGAAAGTGGTCTATATATGATTAAGGAACTATGTCATCATTTTGATAGTGAAGGATCTTACACTGCAATGATGTTAGTGAGGGATACTTTTGGGCAGATCAAACCAAATAATAAAGTCTAATGTTAGAAGAATCTTTATTTAAAACTAATTTTGTAGGAAGAGACGGATTTCGTTGGTGGATCGGTCAAATTGCACCTGTAGAATCTTGGCAAGATCAGGCTGATGGTGGAGGATGGGGAAATAGAGTTAAAGTTCGTATTATGGGATATCACCCATACTCTGAAACAGAACTTCCTAATGAGGATTTACCCTGGGCGCAAGTTCTTCTTGGAGTAACTGATGGATCTGGTGCTTGTAATAGAGCAAAAACTCCAAAACTTGAACAAGCAGATACAGTATTTGGTTTCTTTTTAGATGGAGATAATGCACAACTACCTTGTATATTAGGTGTATTTGGAAGAACAAAGGCAGTATCTTACTCTGGACCATATTCAGCACCATTTCAACCCTTTACTGGATATGCAGGTCCTATAAAGAAATCTAGTGCTATTGTTGGTAATGAATCCAATGAACAAAATTCAGATTCTCAAAAATCACCAAGAACAGTTTCCAATAAAATTGCTGATAAACTAAATGGGCAGGGTGGTGGTCCAGATGAAGATCCTACAACCAAAGAAATTTCAGCATTTGGTGCTATTGGGCAGAAAGTTACGATGGCAACTGCCAAAGTTAGTTCTGAAATCGATGACATAAAAACTGATATTGAAAATTTTGTCAATTCTGTACAAGAAATCACAAAGGGAATTACCGATGGTATTGGTAATATTACACAACAAATTAATGAGAGAATTGATGCAATAACAAAAAGCATACAATCTGGTGCTACTGGAATGATTCATAATATGACCGCAGCATTGTCTGAGTCTATGGGTGAGAATATGAATAAAGGTCTTGATGTTCTTTATAAAGGTGTGTATGCCACGGTTCTTGCTGCAACTGGTAGTAGTAAAGCAGCAGATATTGCAGGTATTGCCGCACAAGCATCTTTTATCAGTCCAGTAAAAGCAATATCAGATGCCCTACCTTGTATTGCTAACTCCGTGATTGGTGGTATCGGCGGAATGATCAAAGGTCTCTTACAAAATGTTGCCGATAATGTAACAAACTTTGTTAGTTGTATTGCTGATCAAGGTGTTGGTGCAATAATGAACACGATCATTGGTGGAATCACAAAAGCTTTACAACCACTTTTAGGAGGTGTTGGAAAAATTCTTGGTGGTTTTAGTCCGTTTGGTTTCTTAACAAGTGCAGTTGATGCTTTCCAAAATGTTGTGAGCGCACTTGATTGTAATGAAGCACCAGCAGATTATGCCCTGGCATCAAATGAGTGGACTATTGGTGTTGGTAGTAAAGAAGGATCAGGAACACCAGTAAGTCAGATTTTAGAAACTGCAAACAAAGCAAGAGAATTTGCAGAAAGAGGATTTGGTGTTATTGACGCTGTTCAAGATATTGCAGGACTTACAGGTTCTCTTGGTATATTTGATTTTGCAAATCCAAGTGTATCTGTTCCTGGATTTGAAAGTGTTCTTGGTAATTGTTATGCTGGACCACCAGAACTTGGTGGATGTGGTGGAACTAAAATTAAAATCTTTGGTGGAAAAGGTATTGGTGGAGTTGCAAATGCAATTATCAATCTTGCAAATGCAGACCGTGGTGTAACTGGTAGTCTTCTTGGTGTAGACCTTGTAAATGGTGGTGGTGGATATACGACTCCACCATTTGTTGAGATTGTTGATGAGTGTGATCAAGGATTTGGTGGAGTAGCAAGAGCTATTATAGATAGAGATCCAAATTCAACATCTTATCAGCAAATAACCGATATTGTTTTAGTATCTACTGGAGAAAATTACACACCATCTGTTGATAATCCGACAGATGTTATTATTGATCCTCAAAAACCAACTACAATTTATAGTCCTGGTAATAATTATTCTTCAGATGATATAGCATCTGATAATTTAGGAAATACATATACAATTGCAGTAGATGATAATGGTAGTATTACTAATATTATCCCTGCGGGTAATACAGATGATAATGTAAGTACATCAGATCGTATATTCCCATCTGTAGATAGAGAAGTTGAGATACAAATTTCAACATTATCTGGTTTTGGTGCTATTATTAAACCTAGATTTACTAGAAGACCTGAGGAACCACAAGGCGAGGTCAAACAAGTTATTGATTGTATTTCTAATGATGACGGTCTTATAGGTTATGTTAATGGTAAACCATATTACGGTCCATTCCACGTACATCCATCAAATGGTAGAAAAATGGTTGGATCTGTTCACGTAAACAGACCTCACCAATATATCTACGATACTAGAGAAGAAAGTGTTGTTTCTGCATCCACATCAGTAGGAACAGTTACACAGGTGACTCAACAAATTTCAGAAACTGTCACTACTACAAGTAGCAGTAGCGCCACACCATCAACAACTACATCATCAACACCACCACCATCGTCTACACCTCCACCAACTACATCAGGTGGAGGTGGTGGAACATCAACAACACCTACGCCAACACCTACGCCAACACCGACTCCTTCACCCCCAACACCTCCAAGTGGTGGTGGCGGTAGTGGTGGATATGGTGGATACTAATAAATATTGAAAGGGTAGATATTTTATGGCACAAGAAGAACCGAAAACAAAATTCCATAAGAGGTCACTAGAGAGTTTTAGTCCAAATGTAAGATTGGATACTGGAAACCCTCAGATGGGTCAGAATGGTTCTGATGTTTATAATTTGTATGCAAATACCGAAACTGGTGATAAATCAGTTATTGGAATGACAGAAGGTGGTATCACTCACGTTTATGGTGATAGAACTATTGAAGTTGTAGGTGGACATAAAAATCCAGAAGGAAGTGTTGATATTTTTATAACAGGATTGCATGGAAGTATTGTTATTAATGCTTTAGAGAATGGTGATGTCTGTATAAAAGGCAGAAACATCCATATGGAGGCAAAAGAAGATATTACAATTAAAGCAGGAAACAATATTAAGATCCAAGCAAAAAATATTTTAGAACTTGGACCAGGTAAAAAAGGATATTGTAAATTCACTGAAACAACCAAGAGACCTAATTGGCACGCTATATGTGGATATCAAGAGAATTTAATTGGCAGATCTGGATTAGGTCTTCGTGCAGAAAGTTTATTTAATACTGCAGCAGGACTTGCTGCTGTTACCGGTGGTCCTCTTGGTGGTATTGCAGCTGCAGCAGCAAATGTTGCTACTGATATGGGAGCAAGTGCAGTAACAGATCTTGCAAGTGGTGGTTTAGCATCTGCTGCAACTAATGCATTAGGTGCTGTCTCTGGAGGAAGTGGAATTATTGGTGCTGCAACTGGTGCAGCAAATATATTAAGTGGTGGTCTTCAACCTGGAGCAATCTTATCAAATGTTGCTGGGCAAGTTGTTAGTGGAGGCGTAATACCAGGATCATTAGTCGGTACGGCAGGTGAAGTATTAGGTAATCCTGTTGGTGCTGCTTCAGATCTACTTGGTATTGCTGATCCAGGATCCAATTTAAGTCAAGCAGCTCAGGCAGCATTTGGCGATTCTGTTGATGAAGTATTACAAGATGCTTTAGATAATGTACCAATCAACCCATCAGACGTAATAGATTTCTAAAATGGCAGACACATATTACGACGGAGAACAAACATTTGGATCAAAAGCATTCTTTTACGAGAATGCTAATTTTGAAGGTGGTTTGAATTTAGAATCATCTGCAAATGTAAAAGAGATTTATGAAAAAATATGTGTTTATGATGGTGCAGCCTACGAAGATATAATCATTGATGTAAATAAAGGATCTCTTCATAATTACACTAAAAATTCGACTGGTAATTTTGCATTTAATATAAAAAACTTAAAAGGTATACCCACACAAAGAAGTATAGTTGTAACCATACTTATCCCAATGGGTTCCAGTGCATATGTTATGTCAAACCCAACTACAACTGGATTTAAAATTGATGATAAACAAGTTGAGGTTAAATGGATAAACTCAACTTCACCATCTTCTGGATTTACAAACGCAGTAAACGTATATACATTTGCAATTATTAAAAATAACGCTTCAAATTATACAGTTTTAGGAACTTTGAGTAATTTTGGTGCTGGATAATGCCGGTATTTGGAACAAATTCATCAATTAACGCTGTTGGATATGGTTTTCTTGGATCAAAACAGAGAACTGTAGAGACCACTATTGCCCCCAGAAATCTAACTGAAGGTAATGTAATTACTGTCACTGTTACGACCGATGGTTTTGAAAATGGGACAGTTCTTTATTACACTATTAGAGGAAATCTTGGTACAATAACAGCGTCGGATTTTGTAGATAATTCCTTAACAGGAACATTTACTATCAATAATGATAGTGGTTCTTTCACTAAAGCAATTGCTGCGGATGGTGTTGTTGAAGAAGGTGAAGGATTCGTTATTGATATTAGAGAGACTTCACATACATCGAATGTAATTGAAACAACACAGTCAGTTTATATTCAAGGTTCAACTTCAACTGGAGTTGGTGGAGTAGATGATGGGCAAGGTGGTTCTACATTCCACGATTTTGGTAGTGATGGAAATCTGATATTTGATGCAAATACATCAACATCATACACATATACTGCTGCTACAGACGTAAAGTTAAAGGCATATCTATGGGGTCAAGGCGGCAGATGTGCAACTAATGGATCTTTAGGTGGACATAGCTATGGAACTTTTAATTTAACTCAAGGTGATCAACTTCATATACGTTTGAACTACGGCACTAGTAATGCTGGTAGTGGATCGGGTTCTGGAACAAATGCTGCTTGTGGTGGTGGTGGATTAGCAGGCATTTTTTCATCATCAACAATCAATCAATCTACTGCCAGACTGATTGCTGGTGGAGGTGGTGGTGGAGTAGGATCAATTGGTGGAAGTTCATCAACAAATGGTGGTGATGGTGGAGGAAATACAGGTGTTAATGGCGGCATTGCGAATCAGAGTCAGATAAACTCACAAGGTGGTGGTGGAGGAACACAAAGTGGTGCTGGTGGTGCTGGAACTGCTGATAGTAGTTTTACTAAGACTACCACATCATATAATTCAAGTTCACGAACAGAGGCAGGTTTGCTTCATGAAAGAAGTGGTGGTGTGAATACTACTTTTGATATTAGTTCAGGTAGTCAAGCTAGTTGTGTTCATCAGAATACCTTTGAATATATTTGGACCGTGAATGAGTCTTATGCTAACAACTCTTATTCAGTGTCTGCTAGTAATATGAGTATGGATTTAAACTATCAATCAAATGGAACATATCAACCTCAAGGATTTTATGCTGTAGTTGATAATAAGAGTAATAATAGTTTCAGAGTCAGGTGGTATAGAAATGATAATAATACACAGGTCAACGTTAAATACCACACCATTGTTTGTACTGGTGGAAGAAATGAAACCACCTCTCAGACTGTATCAGTAAGTGCCAATGGTTCTGGTGGCGCAGCATTACAAGGTGGCAATGGTGGTAATGCAGCAACAGGTTTTGGTGGCAATAACGCTGCTGGGGGTGGTGGAGGCGGTGCTGGATACTATGGCGGTGGTGGTGGAGCAGGTGGTAATGATTTTGGTGATGCTACCCGTGCTGGTAGCGGCGGCGGTGGTGGTTCAGGTTATGTTCATTCTTCCGTATCTAATGGATTTACTGGTGCATTTTCTTCAGGTTCTTCACATCCAGATAGGGAAGATGCTGGTGATCCTGGAGAAGATGCAAAGGTAGTATTTGAAGGTATTACTTCTTCTGCGTATGTGAGCACGGGTGGTGATAATGAAACTTATTCAGTTAATGTACCAGCAAATGCTACAACAATGACTGCAAAGTTATGGGGTGCTGGTGGAGCAGGAGTTGGTGAATGTCCGTCTGATAGTTTTAGTGGCGGTAGTGGTGGTCACATTGAAGGTACAATACCAGTATCAGGTGGAACTGTAGATGTATATGTTGGTGGATCTTCATCTGGTTCGCCAGCTGGGTCCGCAGGATATGGTGCAGGCGCTGGTGGAGGATTATCCGCTATTAAGTATTCTGGAAATATATTAATTGCTGGCGGTGGTGGTGGTGCTGGTCAAAACGGTCAAGGTGGTGCCGGAGGTGGCAACGGTAATGGTAGTTCTGGAACTGGACCAAATAATGCTAGTGGTGGAACTAGTAGTGGAGGAGGCAGCGGAGCGCAGAGTGGATCAAGTTGGAATAATGGTTCTAATGTGAGAAATGGTGGTCGTGGTGATGGTTCTGGTTCAAATCAAGGAAACCGTGGCGGTGGTGGTGGCGCTGGATATTATGGCGGTGGTGGTGCTGGTGGTGATGGAAACGGTAACTGTACTGGTGGAGCAGGAGGTGGTGGATCAGGTACCATCTCTGGTTCATGGGTGAATACTGTAAGTCAATCAGGAGAAACGGGAACTGGAGGAGGTAGGACTGCTAGAGACAATGGTGATGCAGATTATGTTTCTGGATATGGTGGTAGTGGTCAGGGTGGATTGGTGGTTATTACCTTTGAATGACTTGACGCTCCGACTAGAATCCGTTATAATATCAAGGTAATAAAAAAACCACTATGAACACTGAGGCATACGTTGAAGGTGTAGTGATAGATATTTGCTCTCGCTCCTTTCTTCTCATTAGTGATCAAGAAGAAGAACGTTTAATTCAATGTGATAGTCCTGAAGAGTTTATGAACGTCATGGAAGTATGTACTTCACATCTTAATGATGATCAAATTCAATATGCAGATCTTTCAGTTAAAGGAAATAAAGTTTAATGGAAATTTTCACTCTAAAAGAATGGGAAGATAATTTTGACAAACTTATGGAAAGAGTCGAAAACGGTGAAACCATAGGTATTGTGAGAGAAGATGGTAAGGCAGCAGTAATGATGCCTGCTGATGATGAACTAATACGAATACACACTGAGAGCAATAACGACGCTCAGTAGTTCATCATCAGGGAGTGTCGCATAATGGTTAATGCGCCCTGCTTATAACGGGGTCATCCGAGTTCAATTCTCGGCATTCCTATCTGCTTCCTTAGCAATCTGGTGAATGCAGCAAACTCATAATTTGCCTAAGGTGAGTTCGATCCTCACAGGAAGCACTAAGCGAGTATGGCGGAATCGGTAGACGCACCAGACTTAAAATCTGTTGAGAGCAATCTCGTGGGAGTTCAAGTCTCCCTACTCGCATTCTGTTAAATA